TGTGGGAGGCCGTGCGCGCGGACGCGGAGCCCCTCGGCGCGATGCTCGGGCTGCTCCGCGTGCTCTGCGAAGACGAGCCCCGGGGCGTCGGTCTTGACCGCGCAGTGGTGCTCTGCGCAGGCCGCGAACGTCGGGCGATCCGAGAGACCACCGGGCGGGCCATCCTCGCGGCGCATCGCAGGGCGGTGGCAGCGTGACCCGCGCCTGCACCCTCGCCGCCGTGCGGGAGTCGCTCACGCCCGAGCAGTGGGCGCGGCTGGAGCGGATCAACCCGCACCTCGCGGCCCCGGTGGCGAAGGTCCGCAAGCGCGGCGAGCTCGTGGAGGCTCACGCCCAGCGCAACGGGCCGCGCGTCGACCTCGTCGCGAAGGGGCTGCGGCTGGACCTCACCCCGAATGCCCGGCTGCACCCCCAGGTGGTGGCCCGTCGGCGCCGGCGCGAGCACCAGGTGGTGACGGCCGCCCTGCGGGGGATCACCCCGCCCGCGGGACCGTGGCGGGTGACCATCACGCGCGTCGGGCCGCGGCCGATGGACGACGACAACCGGACCGCGAGCGCGAAGGGGTGCCGCGATGCGGTCGCGGCGTGGCTGGGCGTGGACGACGGCAGCGAGAGCGTGCGGTGGGAGGTCCGTGGCGAGGTCGCCCGGGGCTACGCCGTGCGGGTGCAGATCGAGGGGAGCGTGGCGTGACGATGACCGAGACGAAGGATGCCCCCGAGCTGGTGCTCGCGACGTGCGGGCACATGGTGGCGCCGACCGAGACGCGTCGGGGCCTGTGCAGGACCTGCTACCGAAAGCTCAGCGGCGAGGGCCTCCCGCTGCCGCCGACGCGGTCGCGGTGGGACGACCACGATGCGCTCGCGGCGTGGGCGCGCGCCCTGCCCGAGCGGACCCGCACGCAACTCCTGGCCGCGCTGATGGAGGTGCGGTGAGCGGTACAGATCGAGACGAATCGGGACGGTCTGTCCACCCTCGGCGCCTCAAAGCCTACGAGCTGCTGGCGTCTGGCGTGGGCATCCGAGCCGTTGGGCGCGCACTCAAGGTGAAGCCCGACACCGTGATCGCGTGGCGCGACTCCGACGAAGGCCAGCGCGAAATCAGGTCTTTCGGGGAGAAGTTGGCGAGCGTCCGCCAGGGCGCCCTCATCGCGGCAGAGAAGCGCCTCGGAGCGCTCACCGCGCGCGCCGTGGACACGCTGGCAGAGCTCATCGACTGCGACGACCCGAACGTGCGGCTCAAGGCGGCGGTGGCGATCGCAGACCGCGGCGGGCTCCCGAAGACCGAGCGCGTCGAGATGCCCGCGGAGTCGCATGACTACTCCGACCTGACCGACGACGAGCTCGAGACACTACGCGCCGCCCAGGCGATCCGGGAGCGAAAGGGCGTGCGAGGGTGATCCTCGACCCACTCGACGACCGCGTCGGCGCGGACCGGGAATGGATCCGCCGCAAGGGCTTCGCGGGGTTCGTGCGGGAGGCGTGGCGCCTCGTGGACCCGCACGCGCTCACCTGGGGGTGGCACCTCGACGCGATGTGCGAGCACCTCACGGCGCTGCACAAACGCGAGATCCGCGACCTCGTCATCAACGTGCCGCCCGGCATGTCGAAGTCCATCACCGCGAGCGTGCTCTATCCGGCGTGGGTGTGGGGGCCGGGCAACGATCCGTCGCACCGCTGGATCATGGCGAGCTACTCCGAGCGGCTTCTGCTGCGCGACGCCCGGAAGATGCGCACCTTGGTCAACGGCCGTTGGTATCGCGACCGCTGGCCTGGCGTGCGGATCCCCGAAGACCGCACCGCCTCGACCGCGGCCGGGGTGTACTTCACCACCGCGGGCGGCATGCGCTACTCGGCGACGGTCCGCGGGAGCGTCACGGGCGACCACGCAGACACCGTGGGCGTCGACGACCCCATTGACCCCCAGGGCGCAGCAGCATCGAGCGGCACCGAGCTCGACGCGGTGCTGGAGTGGTGGACCGGCACGATGCCGTCGCGCTACCGCGACCACGCGACGAGCGGGCGCTTCCTGATCATGCAGCGCGTGCACGAGCGCGACCTGACGACGGAGTTCAAGCGGGCGGGCGCGACCGTGCTCTGCCTCCCGATGCGTTTCGAGCGAGCGCACCCCAGCCGCTACCCGCGCGACCCGCGCACCGCTGAGGGCGAACTGCTCTGCCCTGCCCGCGTGCCCGAGGCCGAGGTGGTGCGGCTGGAGACGACGCTGGGGCCGACGCGCGCCGCAGCGCAGCTCCAGCAGCGACCCGCGCCCGCCGGCGGCGGCACCTTCAAGGGCTCGTGGTTCAAGCGGTGGACCGAGCTGCCCCCCGGCGGCACCTGGTGCCTGTCGGTCGACTGCACCTTCAAGGTCACTACCGACGGCAGCTATGTGGTGCTGCAGGTCTGGTACCAGCAGGGCGCGAACTTCTACCTCGTGGACCAGCGGCGCGAGCGGCTGTCGTTCACCGGGACCGTGTCCGCGCTGGTCGCAATGCGTGCGGCCTACCCGAAGGCGCACAAGACCCTCGTGGAGGACAAGGCCAACGGCAGCGCCGTGGTCGACGCCCTCAAGCGCGACGTGCCGGGCCTCGTGCTCGTGGAACCCGAGGGCGGCAAGGAGGCGCGCGCCAACGCGATCCAGGGGCTCGTGGCGGGCGGCAACGTGTTCGTGCCGCACGAGACCGACGCTGTGTATCCCGATGGGCGCCGGGGCGCTCCGTGGGTCGCAGGCTTCATCGCAGAGTGCGAGGCGTTCCCGCGCGCGATGCACGACGACCAGGTGGACTCAATGACCCAGTTCCTCAACCACGCGGCGCCGAGGCTGGCGCAGCGGTTCGCAGCGGCGATGGCCGCGATTCGGAAAGGCTGACCATCATGCTCTCTCGACTCCTCGGCGCGGCACTCCGCGTGGACTCCTGGCTCAACGTGCTGACGGGCGTGGGCGGCACCAGCTCGAAGGCGGGCGCGTTCACCTTCACCGCGCGCGACATCCTCCCCGACGTGACCCTGCAGGCCCTGTACGAACAGGACGGGTTCGCGGCGGCGATCATCGACTGCGTGCCCGACGAGGCGCTCCGTCAGGGCTTCTCGGTGACCACGGGCGAAGAGGCCGCTGACGCCGCGCTGGCCTCGGCCCTGGAGCGCCTGGGCGCGCGCCAACGGCTCAACGAGGCGTGGTGCTGGGGGCGGCTCTACGGCGGCGGCGCGGTGTTCGTGGGCGCCGACGATGGGCGCGATCCGCGCGAGCCGCTGGACCTCGCGAGCGTGCGCAGCGTGCGCTTCCTGACCGTGCTGGAGCGCCTCGACCTCACCCCCGCGCGCTGGGTCACGGACCCGCTCTCGCAGAGCTTCGGCGACGTGGAGGTCTACCGTCTCGCCCGCACCGGCGGCGGCGGCGGCACCGACACCCGCGAGGTGCACGCCTCGCGCCTCCTGCGCTTCTACGGCGCGAGGACCACCGCGCGACGGCGCGCGCAGATCCAGGGCTGGGGCGTGTCTGAGCTCCAGAGGGTCTACGACAAGCTCCAGCAGTTCAACGCGACCTTCGCGGCGGTGGGCGAGCTGCTGCAGGACGGCAGCCAGGGCGTCTTCAAGGTAAAGGACCTCTTCGAGCTCATGTCGGAGGATCGCCGGGGCGACCTGAAGACGCGCATGGAGACGCTCGACATGAGCAAGAGCGTCGCGAAGAGCATCCTCGTCGACGCCGATACCGAGAGCTACGAGCGCGTGGACTCGGGCGCGCTGAGCGGCTACCCCGACACCCTCGACAAGTTCGCGCTCCTCCTCGCAGGGGCCGCGCGCATCCCGGTCACGATCCTCATGGGGCAGGCCCCTGCGGGGCTGAGCGCCACGGGCGACAGCGACATTCGCTGGTTCTACGACCGCGTCCGCACGCAGCAGCAGTCGGTGCTCGCGCCGCAGGTCACCCGCCTCGCGCGGATCCTCTGCGCCGCCGCCGACGGGCCGACGGGCGGGGTGATCCCCTCGACGCTCACGCCGGTGTTCCCGCCGCTGTGGCAGCTCACCGACGCGGAGAAGGCAGAGCTGCGCGCGAAGCAGGCCACGACCGATGTGGCGTACATCACCGCCCAGGTGCTCACGCCCGAAGAGATCGCGCTCAGCCGGTTTCCGAAGGCCGGGTGGAACCCCGACACCATCGTCGACCTCGACGCGCGCCGCGCCGCGATGGAGGCCGGGGCGCAGGGCGAGGGCGGCGGGGACCTCGACCACGAGGAGGTCGCCGCGATCCTGGCGAAGGTGGCCGGTCGCGAGATCCCGCGGGACTCGGGGCTCTCGCTGCTCGCGGGCCTCGGGATCACCCCCGAGCGCGCGGAGGCGGTCATGGGCGAGACAGGCCGCACGTTCTTCACCACCCCGGAGCCCGGTCACGCCGCGGCCCTCGCCGATGCACAGGCGCAGGTGGCGAAGCTCACCCGGTCTCGCGACGGGGTGCGCGGGATGCTCTCGCGGGTGCTGGAGAAGAACCGCGCGGGCGAGCTCGTGGTGGGGCGGCTCATCGCGCGGGCGCCGACGGACACCGAGGAGGGCGACGTGCTCGAAGAGGGCGACACGGTCCCCGCCGCCGAGGGCGACCCCACGGAGGTCCTGGACAGCGCTGCAGAGGCGCGCGGCGATGCGATGCCGCAGAAGTACAGCCACATCGACTTCACCCCGTCCGAGGGCGCGCAGAAGGCCGCGAAGCGTGCGCTGGAGGTGCGCGCCGAGAAGCCCGAGAGCCAGCGCGGCATGACCCCGGTGGGCATCGCACGAGCGCGCGACCTGTCCAACGGGTCGAAGCTCAGCCCCGAGACGGTGCGCCGGATGAAGGCCTACTTCGACCGCCACGAGGGCGACAAGAGCGGCGCGACCTGGGATGAGCAGGGCCCCGGGTGGCAGGCGTGGAACGGGTGGGGTGGCGATGCGGGCTCCGCGTGGGCGCGCAAGGTCGTCGGGCAGATGGAAGCCGCGGACCGTGACGACGCGCGCTGAGCTCCTCGCGTTCCGCCGCCGTCTCACCGAGGCCGCGGCGTCGAGGCGTCGTCGGCCGAAGGTGCCACCGCCCGCGCCGCCGTCGGGCGCCATCGTCGCGCACACCAAGCTCCTGCGAGAGCTCAGCGCGGAGATGGATGCTGCGATCCTCGATGCCCTGCGCGCCGAGGGGATCGTTCGCGCCGACGCCGCCGACGGGGATCCGCCCTTCACCCGCGCGAAGGGTCGCAGCGCCGCCTCGCGGGCCGCGGCCGCCGTGCGCCGGGTGCTCAAGGGCAAGAGCTTCGTGGCGCGGCTGCAGGAGATCTCCGGCGCCACCGCCACCGCCTCGCGGGAGGCCTGGGCGCGCCAGCTCAAGGCCAGCCTGGGCGTCGACCTCCCGACCGCGGAGCCCGAGCTCGGGCCCGTGATGGCGGCCTTCCGCGACGAGAACGTGGCGCTGATCCGCTCCCTCGCGGCCGACAAGGTGACGCGGGTGCGGGCGATCCTCGACGACGCCGGCGCAGGCACGCGCGTCGAAGAGGTGGCGAAGAGCATCCGCGACATGGGCGAGGTCACCCGCTCGCGGGCCGAACTCATCGCCCGTGACCAGGTGCTCAAGCTCAACGCGGAGGTCACGCAGCGGCGCCACGAGGCCGCGGGCATCACCGAGTTCGTGTGGAGCACCTCCCGCGACGAGCGGGTGCGCCCCGACCACAAGGTGCTGGAGGGTGGGCGCTACCGCTACGACGACCCCCCGGTGGTGGACCGCCGCCGCGGCACTCGCGGGCTCCCTGGGGTCCACTTCCAGTGCCGCTGTGTCGCGGTGCCCGTGATCCCCGGCTTCGACGACTGATCCTCCCCGTCCCGGTCACTGGCACAGCGATGGCTAGCGCTGCCCCTCGGATCGCCCGCACCGTTGGGGCGTGCCCGCGCTCCGACTCGACACCGCCGCCCCGCTGCGCCGCGTCGTGGAGACTCCCCAGGGAGGTCTCCGCGTCGAGGCCGCCGTGGCGCGCGCGGGCGTGCTGCGCTACCGGGACACCGCGGGGAAGGAGTGGGCCGAGCTCGTGCCCGCCGAGGAGCTCGGGGCCGAGGACTCGCTGGCCACGCTGCGCGGCGCCACGGTGACCGACCTGCACCCGCCCGGCCTCGTCACCGCCGAGAGCTACCGCGACGTGGCCGTGGGCCATGTGCACGACGACGCCCGCGTTGAGGGCGGATACCTCGTGGCGACTCTCACGGTGAACGACGCCGCGGAGTGCGCGCGGATCCGCTCGGGCGAGCGCAAGGACACCAGCGCGGGCTACGTCTGCGACCTCGACGAGACCCCGGGCGTCACCGCCGAGGGCGAGAGCTACCAGCGCGTGCAGCGCAACCGCCGGTACAACCACGTTGGGCTGGGGCCCGAGGGCTGGGGCCGCGCGGGCAGTGATGTGGGGCTGCGCCTCGATGGCGGGGCCGTCGCAGTGCGGGTCGATGCGCCCGCGGGAGACCCGACGATGAAGAAGACGATCAAGCTCCGCGGCCGCGAGGTTCACCTCGACATGGCCGAGGGCGAAGACAAGAAGCTCCAGATGGCGCTCGACGAGGACATGGGCGCCGTCGACGAGAAGATCCAGAAGAAGGACGCCGAGATGGGCGCCCTGGGCGCGCAGATCGATGGGCTGCAGACCGCGCTCACCGACGCGCTGACGCAGGTCGCGACCCTCGGTGCGGCGATGAAGGCGATGGAGGCCATGAAGGCCGAGCCCGCCGAGCCCTCCGAGGAGGTGCTCGATGCTGCCCTCGCGGTGCGCGAGACCGTGCGCGCCGACGCCGCCAAGGTGCTCGGGGCCGAGGTCTCCCTCACGGGCAAGAAGCCCGCGGAGATCAAGCGCCTCGTGGTCGCCAAGGTGCTGCCCACGGTGAAGCTCGACTCGCTGAGCGCCGAGGCCATCGAGGGCATGTACCGCGGCGCGGTCGCGGCCGTGTCCACGGTGACCCGCAACGACGCCCTGGGCGCCGCCAACGCGGCCGCCAACGGCCGCGACCCGCAGAACCCCGCCGCGGTGAAGACCGACGGCGACGACGACATGGGCGCGAAGCTCCGCGCCCGCACGCACGCCGCCTCGCGCGCTCCCCTCACCGTCAACGGGAAGGTCTGACCATGGCTCCTTCGCTCGCCACCTACGACCGGGCGCCCTCGGGCGGCTTCGCCGGTCAGATCGCCCTCCCCGCCGAGGGCTTCCGCGTCGTCTCGCGCCGCGCCCTGGGCGCTCTGATCGCCGGAGCCCCCGTGCTCCGCGACATCGACGCCGGCACCGAAGATGGTGTCCAGGCGTACCCCGATCCCCCTGCGGCCGACGCCGACGGGATCGTCCTGTCGCGCGCCACCGCGGCCACCGCGACCAGCATCACCACCACGGGCCTCGACGGTGCGCTGGGCCAGGGCGAGATGTACCCGCCCCGCAACGTGACCATCACCGCGACGTCGAACGCGAACTTCGACCTCACGACCTGGATCGTGCGCGGCCTCGACGAGAACGGCCTGCCGCAGGAAGAGGTCTTCGTGATGCCCGACGCGGGCAACACGACCCTCACGGGCAACAAGTTCTTCAGCTACGTCACCGAGGTCTACGTGCCCGCGCAGAGCGGTACCGGCGGCGCGTACACCGTCGGCTTCGGCGCGAAGCTCGGCCCCCTCGACAAGCACTTCGCGGGCGTCGCGCTCTACGACGCGACGAAGCCCCCGGGCGCCTACGCCGAGGACGACTCGGTGAGCGTGCTCGAGGAGGGCGCGATCTACGTCCAGAGCGAGACCGCCGTGGACCCTACGAAGCCGGTCTACGTGCGGCAGGTGATCTCCGGCAACGAGGTCCGCGGGCACTACCGCGCGACCGTCGACGCCAACGACCTCGCGCAGATCGTCCGTGCGCGCTGGATCGAGAAGACCACGGGCGCCGGCGTGGCCGGCCTGCGACTCCTGTCGCGCTGAAGGAACGACCATGAAGCGATCCATTCGTCAGGACCAGTACGCGAGCGTCATCGGCGCGATCAACGCGAAGCTCCCGCCCGAGCAGCGCCTCGACGCGAACGAGACGGCGATCCTCACGCGCCAGCTCGTCGACATCGACGCGCGCGCGTTCGACCAGCTCTACCCGGAGCTCAAGGGCACCCGGCTCTTCCCGGTCAAGAGCGACATCAACCCCGGCGCGCGGACGTACCTCTACGAGGTGCGGGACTACGCGGGCCAGGCCAAGCGCGTCACGAACTGGGCAACGGACTTCCCCGGCGTCGACGTGCAGAGCGGCGAGGTCGAGGCGCGCCTGGAGAGCTACGGCGACTCCTACGCCTACACCCTGCAGGACGCCCGCGCGTCGCTCATGGCGGGCCGGTCCATCGAGGACAGCCGCGCCCTGGCCGCGCGTGAGGTGCTCGCCCGCAAGCTTGACGTGCTCATCGCCACCGGCGACAGCGACGTCGGGATCACCGGCGCGCTCAACAACGCCAGCGTACCCACCTTCTCGCCCGTCACGGGCGTGTGGTCGAACGCGGGCACCGACGGCGCCGAGATCGCTCAGGACCTCATGGCGATGCTCGGTGACATCCGCGTCGACAGCCGCGGCTCCGAGAGCGCCGACGCGATCCTGCTGCCGCCCTCGCTGGAGGAGATCGCGCAGCGCAAGCTGATCCCCAACACCGACGTGACCGCGATGGACTTCTTCAAGAAGAATCGTCCCGGCATCACCGTCGACACCTGGGAGCTTCTGGAGACGGCCGGGGCGGGCGGCGTGCCGCGCGTCATGGCCTACACCCGCCGCGAGGAGAAGGTCTGCTCGCTGGTTCCCGTGGAGTTCGAGACCTTCGCGCCCCAGCAGGAGGGCCTCGCCTGGAAGGTGCTCTGCCACCTCCGCGCGGGCGGCGTCATCTTCCGCTACCCGGGCAGCGCCCGGTACATGGACGGGTGCGCGTGATGGAGCGCGAGCGCCACATCGTGCGCGTCCGCAACGCGCACTCCGCCAAGGTCTGCGGCGTCGCCGCGGGCGCCCAGGGCGAGGTCGACGCCAACAACCCCGGCGTGGCCATCGCGCTCAAGACCGGGCTCCTGCAGCCCGTGCGCGAGGATGGCCTCGTGCTCCCGTCGACCGACGAGGGCATGGTGCCCGCGAGCGAGCTCCGCGCCGCCGTGGCCGAGATCGACCGCCGCGGCCAGCTCCTCGAGCAGGCCCACCGCGAGCTCACCGAGCTCCGCGCGCAGGTCGAGGCGCTCACCGCGCCGAAGGCCCCCGTGGTCGACGGCGAGAAGCCCGCGAAGGGCCAGAAGGCGAGCTGATCGTGGCGATGTCCCTCGCGACGTTCCGCGTCGAATACCCCGAGTTCGTGGCCGTTGGCGACGTGCTGGTGGAGGCGAAGCTCGCCGCCGCCCTCACGCGCACCGACACCACGGGCTTCGGGGACGACGCGGACGCCGCGCAGGGGCTCCTCGCCGCCCACCTCCTCGCGATGGGCCCGGGTGGCCTGACCGCGCGCCAGGAGGGCAACGACAAGGCCCGCACCTCCTACCTCGAAGAGCGCCAGCGCCTCGCACGCGCCCGCTTCGGCGGGCCGAGGCTCGCGCGTCCATGAGCGTGCGCGTGGTCGACAACGGCGCTGACGCCCTCGTGGCGCGCATTCGCGCGTTGCGGACCACGAAGGCCGGCGTGCGCGTGGGCATCCTCTCCGACGCGCCCAAGAAGGAGCGCGAGGGGGCGACGGGGAAGCTCTCGCTGCTCGAGGTCGCCGCCGTGCACGAGTTCGGCGCGCCCCGCGCGGGCATCCCGGCGCGGTCGTTCATCCGCGGCACCATCGACGAGAGGACCGACGACATCGCCCGGCTGGAGCGCGTGCTGCTCGCCAAGGTGGTGGCCGGTGACATCGAGCTCAAGCCCGCCCTCGACGCCATCGGCGCGAAGGTGGCGGGGTGGATTCAGCAGCGCATCGCGGCGGGCATCGAGCCTGCGCTGAGCGCCGAGACCGTGGCGAAGAAGAAGAGCAGCACGCCGCTGGTGGACACGGGTCAACTCCGGTCCTCGGTGACGTGGCTCGTGGAGGGCGCGTGAACCTCGCGACCCTGGAGCCCGGCCTGCTCACCTGGCTGTCGACCCTCACCGGCGCCCCGGTGGCCCTCTGCGTGAAGGCCAACGCCGCGCGCCCGGTGGTGCCCGCGGGCGCCGCGCTGGTGCTCATCCAGTGGGTGAGCATCCCCCAGGTGGGCCTCGACGCGACGGCGTGGGAATACGACGATGACGCGCCCACCGCGCTCACCGAGCTCACGCCGTCGCTCCATGGCGACCGACGGCCGGTGCTCCAGGTCGACGTCGAGGTCGAGGACCAGCGCTCTGGTTACGACGCCTCCGCGATCGCTCAGCGCATCGTCGACCGCTGCCGCGCCCCGAGCTCGCTGACGTCGCTGGAGGCGCTCAACGTGGCCCTCGCGGGCGTGGCCCCGGTGCGCCGCGCGGACTACCCGTTCAACGGGCGCATGACGGCGCGCGCGACCGTGGAGCTCACGTTCAACGCGGTGAGCCACTACACCGACACCGCGGGGCAGACGGCCACCATCACAAGCGTCCAGATCGGCGCGACGGTGACCGGCTCCGCGGGGACTGCACTGCCCGACACCGTGGACAGCGGAGGCACCTTCTCATGAGCCTGCAAGACATCGTCAGCGTCGCCATCACCCGCGTGTCCAGCGCCGTCACGCAGCAGGGCTTCTCGACGCCGTGCATCCTCGCGTACCAGACGCGCCGCACGAGCGACCGCGTGCACAGCTACGCGAGCCTCGCCGAGATGACCACCGCGGGCTACACGCCCGACGACACGGCGCACAAGATCGCCAGCGCGCTGTGGTCGCAGCCCAACCCGCCGAGCGCGATCAAGATCGGCCGCAGGGCCAACGCGTTCACGAAGAGCGTGCGGCTGACGCCCTCCGCGGCGAACGCCACGGCGTACACCGTCGAGTGTGAGGGGCTGGAGGCCAGCTACACCAGCGACGGTTCCGCGACGGTCGGGGAGATCTGCACCAACCTCACCGCGGCGATCAACGCCCTCGCCGACGTGGATGCGATCCTCGCCACGGGCGGGACCACGAGCATCGCGCCGCAGACGCTCTCGGGCGCGAGCCTCAACGGCGTGCTGGGCTACCGCGCGCTCTCCCCCTCGCGGCGCATCACGCTGGTGCTCTCGGCGCACGCCGATTGGGACGCGACGACCGCGACCATCACCGGCAAGGACGCGGGCGGCAACACCATCACCGACACGCTGGCGATCCCCAACGGGGGCGGCGCGACGGTCACCACCGCCAAGCTCTTCGCGCGGGTGACCTCGGTGGCGATCCCGGCGCAGAGCGGCACCGGGGGCACCTTCACCGTGGGCGTGGCCGCGCCCTGGGCGGCGACCGACGACACCACGCACATCACCCTCGCGGCGCCTGCCGGGCTGATCCCCTCGCTGAAGCTCACCGGCGCGGGCGTGCTGGCGCTGGAGGACCGCACCGCGGACCCGGGCCTCGCCGCTGACCTCACGGCGATCCGCGCGGAGGATGATGACTGGTACTGCGCGCTCCTCGACAGCAACAGCAGCGCGGAGATCCTCGCCCTCGCGGCGATCATCGAGCCGCTGACGCCGAAGAAGATCCTCGTGGCGCAGAGCGCCGACACCGAGGTGCTCAACGCCGACAGCATCACCGACGTGGCCTACCTCGCGAGCGACCGCGACTACTTCCGCTCGCACGTGAGCTACCACCCGCACATCGCGACGGTGGACTCGTGGATCGCTGCGGCCCTCGTGGGCAACGCCCTGGCCTACAGCCCCGGCTCGGTCACCTGGGTGAACCGCGAGCTCGTGGGCATCGGCGACTGGGCACCCACCAGCGCGGAACGCGCCGCCCTCGTGGCGAAGAGCAGCGGCTCCATCGAGACCGTTGCGGGCCGCAAGGTCACCTTCGGCGGCAAGGTCGGCGGGGGCGAGTGGCTGGACATCATCCACGGCCTCGACTGGCTCCACGCGCGCATCGGGGAGCGCGTCTTCGGGCTCCTCGTGTCCGCGCAGGGCGACAAGATCGGCTTCACCGACAAGGGCATCGCCCGGGTGCACGCCGAGCTCCGCGCGCAGCTCACCGAGGCGAGCGCGGCCCCCTCGAACCTGCTCGCCACCTGGAGCACCACGGTGCCCACCGCGGCGTCGCTGAGCTCCGGGCAGCGCGCCACCCGCGTGCTCCCCAACGTCACCTTCAGCGCCACGGTGCAGGGCGCCATCCACGCCGTCAACGTCGCGGGCACGGTCGCGGCCTGAGCCGCACGGAGAACTGAGTCATGAGCGATCCCCTCAAGGTCTACTCGCCGCAGCAGGTCGCGCTGACCCTCGGTGGCCTCGACATGTCGCAGGGCATGGGCGACGGCGATTTCTTCACGTGCGAGCCCGCCAGCGAGGGTCACGCCTCGAAGGTCGGCGCTGACGGCTCGGTCGCCATCGCGGAGATCATCGACCCGCGCGCGAACGCGAAGATCGTGACGATGCAGACGTCGTCCACCAACGCGCTCATGGGCGCGCTGATGGCCCGCGGCGCCATCGTGCCCTTCGAGATGCGCGACATCGCGACGGGCTCCCTGATCGTCACCAGCCCCACGGCCAAGATCAAGAAGTGGCCCGCGACGGCGCGCGGCAAGGAGGTCGGGCAGGTGGAGTGGGAGATCGAGCTCTTCGGCACCATCTGGGCCCACGGCGCGACCGCTGCAGCATCGGTGGGCTGATGCGCGAGCCGGAGATCGTCTCCCTCGGGGAGCACACCTACGAGATCAAGCCGCTGAACACCTCGGCGATGATCAAGCTCATGACGCGGATGGCGCGCATCCTCGGGCCGAGCGCGGCCATGCTCGACAACCCCGCGGACCTCGCGAAGCTGTCGAACATCGGCCGCGTGCTGGCGGACCTCGCGGAGCGCATGGAAGAGGCCGACGTCGTCGAGGTGTGCAAGGTGCTCTCGGAGCACACCGAGATCCTCAGCGGCGACAAGAAGCTGCGTCTCGGCGGCGGCGCGGGCGCGCAGTGGGAGTTGCACTTCCAGGGCGACCCGGTGGGCCTCTTCCGCTGGCTGGGCAAGGCGCTGGAGGTGAACTTCGGCCCTTTGGCCGCGTGGCTGGCAGCGGCCAGCAAGCAAGCCCCGGCGCCCGTCGTCGCTCCGGCGGCGTAGCGATCCACGTGCCCCCGGCTGCGGTGAGTGACATCCCGTGGCCGGTGTGGCGCGTGGCCTCCAGCGGGCGGTTCAGCGACTCGCTGCACACCATCCTCCACGAGTGGACGTTGGCCGACGTCTACGCAGCCAACCAGATCATTGACGCGCTCCTCGACGCTGAGGCGCGAGCCGCGCAGGAGAAGTGACCCGTGGCAGGTGAAGCACTGCGCCAGGTCTTCGCGGAGTTCGGCTTCAAGGTCGACGACGCCCCGCTGGAGAAGATGCTCGCGGACACCGAGCGTGTTCAGAAGGCCGAGGAGTCGCTCTCGAAGACGGAGAAGGCCGTCCTCGCCGACTTCCGCAAGTCCGCGGCCGAGAAGAAGCGCCTCGCCGAGAAGGACGCCGACGCCAAGCAGAAGGCCGAGGAGGAGGCGAAGAAGAAGGCCGACGAAGAGCGGAAGTCCTTCCTCGACTCCATCCCTGGCCTGCGCACGCTCAACAGCCTCAAGGGGAGCCTCGGGGCGCAGTCGCTCGGCCTCGCTGCGGCCATCGCCGCGGTGGTCGTCTCGGCGCACCAGTTCGCCGCCGCGTTCGCCGCGGATGCGATGGCCTTGCGCGAGACCGCCGACGCCGCGCGCGTCACCGAGACGCAGCTCCAGCAGGTGACCTTCGCGGCCTCTGCCGTGGGCGTCAGCGCGGAGACGGCGACGTCGGGACTCAACACCCTCGGCGAGGGCCTGCGGGCCATCGAAGCGCGCACGGGCGGGCCCACCAGCGCGCTCTACCGCCTCGGGGTGCGAGCGCGGAACGTCGACGGCACCATGCGCGCGACGAACGACGTGCTCCTCGACCTCGCCGACCGATTCGAGCGCGTGCGGTCCCCGGTGCATCGGGCGCGGCTCGCGCAGGAGCTGTTCGGTGCGTCGGGGCGCCGGATGATGCAGGTCCTCGCAGGCGGGAGCGCGGCCCTGCGGCGGCAGCAGGAGGACTTCGCGGCCCTGGGTGGCGGGGTGCTCCCCGAGGCCATCGAGGAAAGCCGCCGCTTCGCAGTCGCACAGGGGCGCCTCGGGGTCGCGGCAGACTCGGTGCGGAGCGTGTTCGCGACCTTCCTTCTCCCGGTCTTCACCCGCGCGGCCAACGCCGCCGCGGACCTCACCGGGTGGTTCTCGCGCATGACCCGCGGGACGCACATCGCCAACGCGGCCTTCGTCGGCCTCGGTGTGGCGGGTGTCGCCGCCGCGACCGCGGTGCTCGTGGCGTGGGGCCCGGTCGTGGCGCCCATCGCCGCTGTCGCCCTCGGGGCCATTGCCCTGTCGCTGGCCTTCGACGACGTGCAGAACCTGCTCGAGGGGAACGAGTCCCTCGTGGGCTACCTCATCGACCAGTACGCGGGCTTCGGCGCTGCGGCGCGCTTCGTGGAGCGGATCCGCGACGCGTGGAACGGCGTGGTCGACGCGCTCGCACGGGTCAACGAAGCCGTCGAGAACCTCCCTGCGTGGGCGCGTACCGGCATCGACATCGCCACGGGCGGCGTGCGCCGGTTGCTGCCACAGGAGCGCAGCGCAGGCGCAGAGGGCTCCGAGCAGCCCGCGGAAGCTCTGCCACCGGGAACCACGATGCAGGGCCGTCAGCGCCCTGCGCCGCGCCGTCAGATCCGGCTGACGCCCACCACGCCCACCATCGACCGCAACGCCACCCCGGCGTGGATGATGGGTGGCGCCGCGACGGCTCCGCTGCGCGCAGGGGCAGGCGCTCGTACCATCAACAACAGCGTAAACCTCGCCGCGGGTGCCATCCAAGTGCAGGGCGCCGGCCGCGATGCCCCGCAGATCGCTGACGAGGTCATGCGACGGCTCGAAGAGCGCGCGCGCCGCCAGCGCGACGAAGCCCACCCCCAGGACGCAGAGGAGTAGGCCATGCCCTTGCTCGAATACCAGACCGCCGACGGGCTCCTCGCCATCGCCCTCGATGTGACCGAAAAGGAGGGCTACGAGTCGACCGCCGAGCCCACCGAGCACGCGGTGGACAGCGGCGTGGTGATCGTCGACCACCTCAAGCGCAACCCCGACACCATCACGCTGGAGGGCATGGTCACCAACAGCCCGTTGGTGCTCCCTGCGTCGCACGCCGGGGGCGTCACGGGCGGGGTGCAGCCCACCACGCTCAACGTCGGCGGGCGCGAGCTCAAGGCCAGCGTGCTGACGTGGAGCGGGAGCTTCGACCGGGTGCGCGCGGTGGACGAGGCGCTCAACGCCCTCGTGGGCACCGCGGTGCTCCGGTACACCGGGGTACTCCGCACGGTGGAAGACCTGGTGCTCACGCGGTACAGCACCTCGAAGGACTCCGAGCACGGCAACGCGCTCCCGGTGGTGCTGGAGCTTCGCCGCATCCGTCGCGCGAACATCCAGCGGGTGCCGGTGCCAGCGCAGCGCCGCGGACAGCCGCCGCAGACCCGTGGGCAGCAGCCCGCGCCCCCTGCGGCGTCGGCGCTGTCGAACATCACCAACTGGCTCGCCGGGAGGCCCTGACCATGGCTGTCCTCACCATCCCCTGCGCCCCGGGCGGGCAGAGCACGTGGACGCAGACCACGGCCCTCGA